ACCCGAACCGGCACCGGTTGAGACGCGCAAAGCTGCGCCGGATATCCAGCGGCGCACGGCGGAGCTGCGGGCCACGGCTCCAATGGTGCTCGAAGGCTACGCGGCACTTTTTGACGACACGACCGACTTGGGGCCGTTCAAGGAGCGAATCAATCGCGGCGCTTTCGATGGCGTCATGGACGCGGACGTTCGGCTACTGCTGAACCATGAGGGCGCACCCTACGCCCGCACAAAGTCCGGCACGATGGCCATCAGCCAAGACGACCGCGGACTCAAGTACCGCGCCGAGCTGGGTAACACTCAGGCCGCCCGCGATCTGTACGAAATGGTGAAGCGCGGCGATATGAATCAGATGTCGTTCGGTTTCACCATCGCAGAACAGGACTGGAACGAGGAGGCCAACCTGCGCACCATCAACAAAATTGGCGAGCTCTACGAGCTAAGCGTGACCCCGTTCCCGGCCTACAGTAACACGGTGGTCGAGGCGCGGAATAAAAAGAAACAGGATACTAACTTGCCACACAAACAAAGTTTCAACATGAACTTCCGCACCAGTACAGACGCACAGCGCTACATCTCCCAGTTGGAGAACAAGCTGCAGAACGTCCAGGAGCTCGCCACGAGCGAAGAGCGGGCCCTCACTGCTGAGGAGCTCGAAGAAACCAACGACATCCACGCCAAGCTCGCCAAGGCTGAGGAGATGCGCGACAGCCTCGCCAAGAACGAGAGCCGCATCAAGCAGATGGCGCAGACCGGAGCCGGATCTACCTCGGAGGCTTCCGAGATGAAGAATATCCGCGCTTCGTACAGCTTCGCCAAGGCGCTCCGCGAAGGTGGCAACCCCACCGGCATCGAGCGCGAGATGCACCAAGAAGCCCGCAACGAAGCCGGCGCGATGGGTCTGCCGCTCCGCGGAGACTTCTCAATCCCGGCCAAGCTGCTCGAGACCCGTAACGTGTACGGCGTCGACAGCGGACAGAGCGGCGTCAACGATGCAGTCACCACCGTGGCCACGGAAGTGGACGCCCTCGTCGGTGCGCTGCGTTCCTCCTCCTTGCTGGAGGCTACCGGCGCCACGCGCCTGAGCGGCTTCGTGGGAGACATCAAGCTGCCCAGCCTGCCGACCGACGCAGCCGAGACGCCCGCCGAGGGCGCCAGCGTCACCGGCAACACCGGCGCTATGGGTGCCGTCACGCTGTCGCCGAACCGCTTGGCCCAGCAGATGATCGTCACGAAGGAGGCCATCAACCAAACCGCGGGCAACATGGCGCAGGTCATCGCCGCGGATTTCGGTCGCTCCATCGCTGTCGCGCAGGACGCCATTGCCCTGAAGGCCATCCACGGAACGGGCGGCGCTACGGCGCTGGCCAACGGCACCGGTACGGTGGTGCTCGGAACGGAGACCGGAACGAACGACCTGGCCGCTACCGCAGCCACGGACATCCGCAACTTGTGGAGCACGATCACGGCCAACGGCGCGGAGAATAACACCGCGTTCCTCATGCACCCGACGGCTATGGCCCACCTGATGGGCCTCGCCAACGTGTCCAGCGTTAGCCCGTTGGTGGAGAATGGTTCCATCTTCGGGTATAACGTGCTGACCAGCGGCAGCGTTCCGAGCATCGACGCCGGCGCGGTCTACGCTTCGCAGCTCATCAACGGCGGCGCAGACGTCGCCCTCGGCGCGGCCACGGGATGGGATGCGCTCCGCTTCGTGTACTACGGAGACTGGACGGATCTGCATTACGCCAACTGGGGCGGCCTTGACGTCACGGTGGACATTTACTCCGGCTCCTCGGCGGGCACCGTGAAAATCGTGGTGGATACGTTCTTCGACGCTGCGGTGCGCCGTGCCGAGTCTATCGGTGCGCTTCCGTTCACCGACGCTACGATCTTGGGTGCTGACACCTGATAATTGGGGGGTTCCAATTGAGAAAGGGGGGGCGATAGCCCTCCCTTTTTTTGTCGAAATTGCAAAGCATGCGGTATACAGTAACTGACGCCAGCGCACCCGTTTACAGCGACGTGGTAAGTACCGCCGACCTGAAGGCGTTCCTCCGCGTAGAACACAGCGAGGAGGACACCCTGATCGAGGCCATGCGTGAGGCGGCCATCCTCCACATTGAGAACGTGACGAACCTGCGCATCGGCGACCGCAGCGTGAGCATCACGTATGAAGATGTCTACAGCAAGTTCGAGATACCCGTCGGCCCGGTCGACGTTACGGGCTTCACGCTGCTGTACCGTACCGATGCCAGCAGTATGATAACGATGGTGAAGGATACCGATTACTATCTCGACCACCTGCGGAAGCCCGCCCAGGTGTCCCTCATCAACGTGCCTAATGTCTACGACTACAGCTTTTACAAGATGCAGGTGGTGGCTACGGTAGGCTATACGGAGGCGACGGTACCGGAGGCAATCGTGCATGCCATTAAGCTGCTGGTGGCCCACATGTACGAACTGCGACAGCCGGAGGTAATCGGCACGATCACGACACAGGTGAAGATCGGCCTCGATGCTTTGCTTAACCCGTACCGAATCGTATCCTTCCGATGAGATTCCAGCGGCTCGACAGGCGGATAACGATACAGTCGCAGGACGACACGCGCAACGACTTCGGCGAGGTGGAGAAGGACTACACCACCGTGGCCACGGTATGGGCTCAGGTCATCTATAAAGGCGGGCAGAAGGAGACGCCGGAAGCCGAACAGATGTTCGCACAGCAGAACATTGAGTTTTTCATTCGCCACCCGCAGGGGTCGTTTACGATCACCGAAACCGACCGCGTGGTGTTCGAGTCCAGGAACTACGAAATACTAGGGCAGGAAGAGGTAGGGCGCCGCGAAGGTCTGCGCCTCCACTGCCGCGAAAAAGGAGGGCGATGATAGGACGCGGCCGTCACGTAGACAGTAATATCCACCTACGCGCGAAGAGCGTACAGGGAAGCCTCCTCGACGCCCGTGGCGTGGACGGCATGGAGGACTTATTTAAGGCCCTCGATCGCCTCGGCAACTTTGGCAAGGAGAACGTAAAGGCGGTGCGGAATATCCACAAGGCAGCAGGTAAGGAGATACAAGCCGCACTAAAGACCGAGATTGACCCACATGGGGGAACCATTAGGGTACGCCGTAGCGGCAAGAATGACGGTAAGCGCGGGCCGTCGTATGACATTAGGAACCGGACGCTTATCAAAAGCATCAAGGTGTTCAAGGCGCAGCGCTCCAAGTTTACCTATTTGGTTGGCCCGCGGTCTCAAATGGTTTTCGATAAGAAAGAGCCGGCCTCGGTCATCACTTCGGACGGCTACTTTGCGCACATGGTCGACGAGGGTATCATGCCCACGCTGCGCAAAGGAACCAAGGGATTCACCGGAGGGCGAGGAATGCAAAGCGGAACCTCCAACAAGGGCTTTTTTAAGCGCGGCATCGCCAAGGCTATCCCTAAAGCCATGCGGGTAATGGAACAGGGCTACGCTGTACTAATGGAAAAGATTCTACGTAAATGAATGTAGGCAAGGCGTTATATAACATCCTGAGCAATGACGCGGAAATCGTCGCCATCTGCGGAACGCGGGTATATCCGGAGATCGCGGACCAGGACGCCGCGCTGCCGTTCATCGTCTACAAGGTGAGCGACATCCAGCCGAGCGGCACGAAGTCGGGAAGCAGCAGCCTGGACACCGCCCGCGTCGATGTGTACTGCGTCAGCGAGGAATACGGCGAAGCCATGACCATAAGCGACGAGGTGCGGAGCGCCCTCGATCGCGTGGGCGGAACGTATACCGGCGTGAACATCCAGAGCATCGACTTCGACACCGCGGACGTAGAGTTCGACAGCGATCAGCGGGCATACATCGCTGAGGCTACTTACAACGTCCGCGTGATGCGCGTCGGGCAGGCGCCTGACATCAATATCCAACCGCTGTCCATCCTCACCGTGGAGGAGGTCGACGGCGACCCCAGCGGGCTGGTAAATAAGCTGGTGGTGTCCAATGGGGCGCTGTCCATCGACGGCAGCACCGCCACCATAACCACCGGCGGGGGCGCGTTTACCGACCTGAGCGACACGCCCGGCACCCTGGGCACCGCGGGGCAGGTGGTCGCAGTCAACACCGGCGGCACGGCGTTGGAGTTCGTTGACCAGTCTACTGTTGACGTACAGTATCACGGGCGCTATGACACCGAGGCAGAGACGGAACGCAGCGGAGCCACTGCTACGCTGGAAGTGTACTACACCGCCCGGCCCGACGGTGACGGCTTCGCGGAATCCGAGGTGAGCGACGTAGGCGAGACCGACACCATCAACCGAACGCTGTACTACTCGACGAAGTTCCAAGCCGATCCCGACACCGCAGGCGACTGGACGCAATACACAACACAGCCCGCCGATAACGCCACCTTTGCCACCGCCAAGGCTGCGCTACTTGCCGGCCTCAATGAGACCGACGCCACAGCCGAGACGCGCGGCACCTTGCCGCTGTCGCTGAAGATGGTGCGGACGACGAGCGCGGCGGCTACTCTTCTGCTTGACACTTACACCGGTAGCGCGGCAGCCTACAGCGTCCGCAAGTTGCGGAGCGCCCATTCAGGTGCATGCATGCGCATACGACGCGCCAGCGATGACGCAGAGACAGATATCGGTTTTGACATCAATGGCGATTTGGACACGGCGGCCATTGCGTCCCATTGCGGCGCATCAGCGGGCTACTGTGTAACGTGGATAGACCAGTCAGGTAATGGCAACAACGCCACGCAAAGCACGGCAGGCAGCCAACCGCAGATTTACAACGGCAGTACAGTGCTAACGCAAGGCACTAAGCCGGCTTTATTGTTTAATGGGTCCGCCCATCACTTTGACACCAGCGTGAATAATCCCTTGAGCTACACTGGTGGAGTGTCTTGCATTGCTGCGGTATATAAGGACTCTGGCTCTTACAATTCGTTTGAGACTTTATTTAGTGCAGGTGTAACAGGTAATTCAGCTTCGAATGGTAGAAAGTCGATGGCTTTGGGTTACGGTAATTATTCTGCTTCAGGTGGACACAATCCACGCCCAACATTCTGCACGGACATCTGGGAACCTTCAGGCCTTCAGTACGACGGAACGGTCGGTACTAATGAGCGCCAGCTATTGGCGTGGTATATTAGTAATTGGAGCACACACCGCAGCACAGGTTTATCAAACATGACGCTTGACGGTAGCGACGTGACAACGAAAACCTATGGCGCGTCTAACCCAACTGCGCTGAACACAAACCCAATAAAGATTGGCGTATTTGACGAGGTTTTAAGCTCAAGTTATTTCGGCGGCAGCATGCAAGAATTAATTGTTTATGCAAGCGACCAAAACAGCAACCGTACCGGGATACAAAATGACGTGAACGGATATTTCAGCATCTACACCTAATGGCTACCGTATACCTTCCCGTAACCGCCCGGCTGAACCTCACCAGCGAGCAACGCGCCAAGGGCATCAGCCGCGAGCTGTACAACCTAAAGCTGCCGAAGGTGTTGCACGAGCCAGGGCGTACCACGACGATGCTGCTGGCCACCATCCAGCACCCGACTACGGGACAGTGGGCGTGTGTCGGTGATACGGATTTGACAATCACGGTACACCCACAGCGCGACCTCCACGCGCTTATCGCATTGTTCCCACAGCTGACGCAGGAGGAGCGCGATGCTATGACCTACTACATCAGCACCAGCCCGGTGGTGATGTTCCAATACCTCATGCCGTCGGACAGCGAGATATTGACGCAGGAACAAGCCGAGGCTGCCGGGTGGTTCGGCGATGGGCTGGAGCCGTGAAGGTGTCGATTTAAGACAAACGCGGGCGATAACTTGCGGCTATGGATTTGATTCTTGAGAACTGGGCGATGATCGCCCTGGCCATCCTTGGAGCGCTTGACGTCTACGTGAGCCTCACGCCCTCGAAGCGTGACGATCAGGTAGTCGGATACCTCCGGATCATCATTCAGACCATCAGCGGCAAAACCAAAAAGAAAGCATAACAATGGCGCAGACTACCGGCGTAATGAATGGAACCCTCATGACCGTAGAGGTCGGGGGGACGTCCATCGACATGCAGACAGAGTGCAGCATCTCCCTTAGCATGGAGACGCGCGACATCACCAGCAAGGACAGCAGCGGATTCCGCGAGCTGCTCGAAGGTCTCCGCAGTGGTTCGGTGACGTTCTCCGCGCTCCACGCCGAGGACAACGGCTACAACATCGACGACCTGTTTACGCTGTTCAGCGGACGCACGGCGGCTACGATCACCTTCACCACGAGCAACGTTGGCGACAAGGAGTTCAGCGCCTCGGCGTACCTGACGAGCTTCGAGCAGAGCGCAGGCACGGAGGACAACGTAACGATTTCCGGCACGTTCGAGCTCACCGGCGCCATCACCTACACCGTTATCTCCTAATGGTAGCGGTAGGGCTGGAGCTTAGCGGCAAACAGTTTTGGCTTCGCGCAGATATGCGGGCCATCAAGGCCGCCAAGGATGAGCACGGGATCGACATCGCCAACATGGGCGAGGATATCGTGGAGCTCGCTACGTTGGTGTACTACTTCGCAAAGAGCGGAGGCAAGGCCAAGGGCGTCCCGTTCGAGTACGACCTGGACGACTTCCTTGAGCTCGTCGACGTCTCCGACTTTGAAGCGCTGTCGGAGGTGCTCGCCAAGCTGATGGGCAACGACGGAAAAAAAAAGTAACGGAGGAGGCGCCGCTTCTTTCGACGACTTCATGATGTTGGGGCTGGGCCGGTTGCGGCTCGGCCCCGCGTCATTTTACGAGATGACGGTCGAGGAGCTGGTGAGCGCAGCGGACGGCTACGCCAAGGAGCAGGAGGAGCGGGAGCGCGGAGAGTGGGAGCGGGTGCGGTGGTTGGCGGCGTTGCTGCTGCAACCGCATGCGAAGAAGGGGCGCAGCATTAAGCCAACCGATTTGGCGAAATTTCCGTGGGAGGAGACGGCACCGAAAAAGAAGAAAACACAGAGCGAGAAGACAGCCGAGGGGCTGCTGATGGCATGGGCAAAACCCGCAAACGATGGCACTCAAGAACCTACTGGTTAAAGTTGGCGTAAGTACGAAGGGGCTCAACGCCAACCTACGCCGTACCAAAAACACATTCCGCCGAGA